ACTTCAGGTGCGCTCCGCGAACGTCGTAGACCATGACATTGCCGGGCTGCAGGTCGCGCGGACGCGACGGCTGATGGTTGGTGCCGACGACTATCGACCAGGAGCGGTCGCCGTGCATCCGCACCATCAGCGCTTCGCTGTCGACAGGCGGGTTGGAAGCGAAGCCGAAGTCGAGCAGGCGGTGCACCGTGTCGAGCAGCCGTCGGGTGCCGTCGGGGGCGATGGCACCCTGATCGATCTGGACGGTCTGCACCGGCCCAGAATCGTCGGTCACCTTGATCCGGCCGATGCCGATCATCTGCGCGACGCGCTGCCCGAGCGTGATCACGACGGGGTGATGTCCGCGAGCGACGTCGTCTGCAGGCTGATCGGCTCCGGCAGGAACGCCTCCTTGGGCATCAGGATCAGCTCCGCTGTCGTGCCGCTGCCGTTGTCGCGTCGGTAGGTGACCTCAGCGATGACGAGCGTCTTGTCGCCGGCGGCGAGGCCGGGAACGTCGATCGGCGCGAGGGTGTTCGGCTCCCACAGCGTGCCCGCGCTGTCGCGCCAGCTGTCGACCGTCACCCGCGCGACCCTGCCGCGTCCGGCACGGCGAGCCAGTTCCCACTTCGCGCGCATCTCGACGAAGCCGTAGGGGTCGAGCGCCGGTTCGGCGACCAAGTAGATCAGGCGGTGGCGCTTGACGTTCGGATCGTGCTGCGTGGCGAAGAAGTTGCCGCCCTCGCCGAGGTCGCCGAGCAGGTCGACGCCGTTTTTCGAGCAGACGATGTCGGAGAAGCGCTCGTCCGACGCGTTCGTCACCTGCCACGCTTGGACGTTCTGACCATAGGCGAAGCCGCTGGCCGCGGTGACGGTGCCCGCCTGCGCGAGCACCAGCCGTCCCATCCTGTCCTCGTACGCCAACAGCGCCGCGGCGCGAGTCACGCGCTCTATGATCGAATAGGCCGTCTCGCCGTAGTTTAGGTTGATCTGCGGCACCGCCGGTCCCGGATCGATGCCATCGGCAAGGGTGACGTCGATGCCGTAGGGTTCGGCGAGCTTGCGAGCCACCTCCAGCGCGTTCGCACCCTTGATCTGGCCTCCGGGCCATTCGGCCGAGCAGTCGACCAAGTCGGCGCACTTGCCGCGCCCGACGACTTCGAGGCGATGTTCGGTCGCCGAACCGCCTTCGATCACACGATCGACGTAGCCGGTGATGACGCGGTTGTTGCCGATCGTCACCTCGCACGCGTCGCCCGGCGCCGTCACCGATGCGCTCCCATTCTTCGGATCGCGCGCGGTGACGGCGATGCTGAAGCTGTTGGGAAGCGCCTCGGCGCGCAGGGTGATCGCGATATCGGTCCACCCGGCATAGGCATTCCCGGCGATCTTCAGCGTCACGTCGTCGGGGCCGACGTCACGGGCCGTGACGGTGATCTCGGGATCGTCGCTCATGCGGCCAGTGCCTCGAAGCTTGCCGGCATGAACAGCGGCGAGACGGGATCGGTCTGCGCGATCAGCTGATCGGCGCGCGTCGCGTCGCGGTAGAGCCGCTGCCCGAGTGCGACGGCCGGCAGAACACCGACGTCGTAGCGGCGGATGCGCGCCAGGCTGCCGCCGCGAGTGCGCAAGTCCTGAACGATGGCGACGCGAAGCGCGCGAAGCGCGTTGAAGGTCGCGTCGAGCCCCTGGTCCCCTGCCACCGTCAGCTCGGCGTCGATCAGCCCGGTGACGATCGCCAACTTGGCGAAGGCGTCGTCATAGCTCGACGGCTGATAGGCCGCTGCCGCCTCGGCTAGCGCGACAACGGCGAGGCGGCGCATCAAGTCGGCGGTCGATCCCGCGACCGGGTCGGACCCGGCCGCGACCGTCACCAGCTGCGCGAGCAGGCGTAGGGCGTCGGCGGGGTCGGCGCAGGCGGCGAGCAGCGCCGCGACGAGTGCGGCCGCGGCCGCCGGGGCCGTCGTCGGATCGGTCGCAGCGATGAACGCCGCGGCCGCGGCGCGCACCGCGACGCGCTGAGCCGAGGCGTCGGCGATCAGCGCGGCGAGGGTCGTGTCGCTCGCATAGGTCGCCGTCGATCCGGCGAACCCGACGTTCCCGCCGCGTGCGAACCGGCCGAAATCGCCCGGTAGCCCCGCGGCCAGCCGGTTGAGCGCAGTCGCGTCGTCGCTCAATGTCACCGCTGCCGACGCCCACGGAGTGGCCGGGATGACGATCGTCGGGTTCGCCGCGCGGACGACGGCGAGCACGGCCGCGGCGTCGGACAGGACGGTGGCGATCGTCGTCAGCGCGACGCCGCCGACATTGGCGCCCGCGAGCGACAGCAGCGATGGAAAGGTCTGCTTGCCGCTCTCAACAAAAGTGAACTCGACCTCGGCGTAGCCGCCCGCTTCGATCGGGTCGGTGATCGTCAGCGCCTCGCACGCGACCTGCAGGATGCCGAGCGTCGGGTGGGTAAGGGTGCCCGGATCCTTCTTCTCGGCCGCCGCGATCAGCAAAGCGCGCTGTGCCGCGACCGGCGTCCCACCGAGGACGACGTCGCCGCTGACGATGAAGCCGGCGAAGTGGATACGACGCGCGCCGCGGCCGAGGTCCTCCACCCACGGCGTGTCCCGCCCGGGATATTGGTGGACCGCCAGCCGCCGGCCCAACTGCGTCGCGTTCGATCGCACCGCAAACGGCACGCCGCGGAACGACGCTGGCAGCAGGCCGTCGTGAAAGAGAGCCATTGGACCGCTCCCGGAACGGGTGTACGCCTCCCCGGTACATCAAGGGGAGCCGAATATGAGACTTCTACTCGCTGCGGCGATTGCAGCTGGAGCAAGCGCACCGCTGCCGGTGATCAATCACAGTGCGAGCCGAATGTACCATGCACGCAGCGCGACGGTGCTTTTCTGCACCCAAGCGGGCGGACTACCGCTGGCACGCATCGCATCTGCCCGTGCGAGAACCGATTCTCGGCTATCGGCCATTTCGGACAAGATCGCCGGGAACGCCGGGTGTATTCCGGCGCTGGGAACAACCCCATTTCCGGTCGATTTTGTCGAGGATGTTCGCTGGTCGGGCGCGGTCCTCGATGATGAGCCGATGCAGAGCGGCGTCGAAAGGGTCGCGCGCGGACGGAACGACCTCGGACCGCTTGGAGATTACTACTTCTATGTCGCCGTGAGGGATATTGTACCCGCAACCGGTCAGTAAGCTAGCGCGCGTCCGATCGCGACGCCGTCCGAACCGGACGTCTTTGTCGTCACCGTCGTGCCGGTCGGCAAACCCTCGAAACGATGGACATGAACGAGCTTGGTGGCAAGCTGCGCACGAGCGCGAGCTTCGGCATCAGCATTGGCAGGCGCCTCGAACTGGCGTGAAACGATCGCCGCTGCCTCTTCCGCCGTCTGTGCGCCGTGAAGCGCGATACCGGCCGCCCGGCGCGAGCCTTGGGTTAGCTCATAGTTGATGAAGTCGAGCTGCTCCGTAGGCGTCCCTTGCTGCATCGTATGCCCGTAGCGCGCGGCGAAGACCGCCTGCCGGTCGCGATGGTGCTGCGCCAAGCCATAGGCTTCGCCATGGTCGCCGATTGCGCGAGGGTCGAGCGAGCTCTCCCTGAGAAGGTTGGCGGCGATGCCAGTCGCTTGGACGCGCGACCATCCCCGGCTGACGAAGAAGTCGGCGACAGCCTGCGCCTTATCCGCCGTCCCTCCGGCACTTGCGGCACTGGCGGCCGCACTCGTTGACTTGCCGGACCCGAACGTTCGGTCGATCCATGTGCCGAACCTGTCGACCGCCTTGTCGAAGCTGTTGGCCGCATGGTCGATGACGCCGACGGCGTTCTGGCCGGAAATCACGCCGCCCGGATTTGTGCTACTGATGATACCGTCCATTACCGATACGCCCGCCCCGGCCGCGGCGCCCCCAACGGCGTTCGTTCCCCGGTTCAGCTTCTCGGCGATGATCGCGCGGTCGCGGACGAAGCGATTGGCCTTGTCGATCTCGGCGGCTGAATTGACCACGCCATTGCGATCAACCGAGGTCAGATCGGCGCTGATCGCCTTC